GAGATGCTAACAGCGCTTTCATTCGTGGCGACACGACTGAACAAGTCACCGCCGCTATCATCGGTCCCAACCTGCGCTTCCAGCGTGCTTACACGCGACGCTTCGGCTTTGTTGTCATCTAGATTGCTAACAGCGCTTTCATTCGTGGCGACACGACTGAATAACGTGCCACTGCCGTCATCGGTCCCGACCTGCGCTTCAAGCGTCCTAGTGCGTGTCGCTTCGGCACGGGTTTCATCCACGACGATGTTCGTTGCACTGATTGCCTCGGCGCTATTAGCTGCGACTTCAGCGAGTGCGCGAGATAAACGCCGCGTCTGCGCACGGTCGGCTTCAGCGGTCACCGTGTCCAGGTCTGTGATCGAAGCGGTGTTGGCTGCAACACGACCGAACAACGCACCGCCGCTATCATCGGTCCCAACCTGCGCTTCCAGCGTGCTTACACGCGACGCTTCGGCTTTGTTGTCATCTAGATTGCTAACAGCGCTTTCATTCGTGGCGACACGACTGAACAAGTCACCGCCGCTATCATCGGTCCCAACCTGCGCTTCCAGCGTGCTTACACGCGACGCTTCGGCTTTGTTGTCATCTAGATTGACGACCGTCGCTTCTAGGCTCGCAGCACGTGCGAACAACGTGCCATCCCCATCGTCTGTTCCAACGGAAACTTCAAGTGTCGAAATTTCAACACGTCGAAGCGCGTTTTCATCCGTCGCCGCGTTCTGACCCGACTGGATTTCAGACAAACCGAAAGCGACTTCAGCAAGAGCGCGGTTCGTTCTGGCAACACCCGATTCAATGTCGGTGCGCGCTTGTTCAGTCGCTTGATCAAGCGTAGTTGAACCGGAAGACAAAGCGTCCGCTGCCGCTGCGATTTCGTTTTCAATGTCGGTAATCGACGTGTCTAAGTCGGAACCTGACACGATTTCGGTCGCGGCCAGTCCACCAGTTGTAGCAGAACCGATACTAGTCGGGTCGCTGATCACACCATAATCGCTGATAGCGGTGACGCGCACATCATAGCTAGTGTTCGGCTCAAGCCCGGTTATCTCGACGCGGTCAACCTGTGCCGGGAACTGACCATAGACAGACCAGTCAGAACCGGCGGTCGGTTTGATCTGAACTTCAAACGCTGGCGCTGGTGTGGATACGACGGTATTCGTCACGATCAAAGTCGGTGAGTTACCCGACGCGGCGGCGACTGACCATTCACCGGCGTCGGGTGGTTCGACCGTGTAAATGTTACCTTGTGTCAGACCTTGCGCCGCTGGCGGTGTGTTCGTCAAACCGAGCGCGTAAGTGTGATTCGCAGCGGTTTCAGATACCACTTCGACCACAGTGATGTTTTGCTGGAAGTCAAACGAACGCGTCACGACCTGAAGCGTCACACCGTTTAGCTGAAGTTGGTCGTTCGGATCACTCACCGTGATCACGTCACCAGGACCGACATGGTTCAAATGCGGTTTTAACGGAATTCGCCCCGCGATATTCTCGCGCGAATAAACCAGATCGTAAGCGGCAAGCTGCGCGACTTGGTCGTCGTTCGTCCCGTCGGCTTTGATAGAAACATAAGGATAGTCGATCGCTTCGCGGCGCTTACCACCGTCTGCCGTCACGTAACTCGCTTCGGTCACTTCAGGCTGGTCGGTAATTTCCCAATCCTGATTCTCTTGCACACAACGCGGCGTGATCGAATTGACAGCGGTCAGGCGGTCAGCGTTGAAGTTTAAACTGATAGGCCCAGCCGTATCGTCAGCGGTAATCGTCGCGACCGACGTCTTCGTCGTGCGATTGATACACGAGATTAAACCTTCGTTGCTGACGTAACGCGCGCCGCCGGCTTGAAGAAGCGCTTCAAGCACTTGAAACTTGCTGTCCTTCGAAGTCGGTACAGCCGACACGACCCACCCGTTCGCGTCGCAGATATTCGCGCCTTCGACAAACGCCGCGACGTCAACGCCTTCAAACGCCGCACCCACACCACCGACGAGAATGTCGTTTTCGTATAGACCCAACACCCAATTCAACGCGGCAATGTGTGGGTTTTCACTATATGCCCAGGTCGAACGGTCGTTCAGGCGATGCGCACCCGACCCGCCGGGATAAGTGCTGTCTAGTCGCGGATCGTAAAACTTGATACCGCGCACCACGTGAAGCACACGCGGCACACCCGCCGGATACGTTTCGTTTTTACTGTCTTGACGAAGCGTTAGAAACGTGTGCGCTTTACCGCTGATCTTTGACGATGCGCCCCAGCCTTGAATCCCCGGCGATCCACCAGGAAGCCCGGTCTGTTGAAGCGCTGTCGATTGTGGCTGATCACCAAGCGATGTTTGAAGCCACATATTCGACGCGAAGTTTCCACCGTTCGTTGCGATACCATTCGCACCAAACGTGATTGAAGTCTCTGCCGCTTGAAAGTCGTCAAGTGCCTGAATAGGACCCGCGCCAGAAAGCACCGTCACGATCGACTGATAACGGTTGTCTTCACCGTATTCGTCGCGGTGTACAATCTTACCGGCGACAGCGCGTTCGCCAATAACGAACGGAATGCCCGCGTTCGGGTCCGCTCGCCATGTGGTCGGACTTCCCTCAATGTCAACCGAGGGCGCAAGAAGCGCGGTGACCGCCGACGTCGCAACGGTTGTCAAAAGATAAGGCGTCGCGGCAAGTATAAAATTACCGATACCGGCGGTGATACCAGCACTAAGACCGACAGCCGTTGCCGCCGCCGTCGCAGTCGACGCGGCGAATGTTGCAATCGCGGTGACAGTTGCAGAAATCGGATCAGCCACGGTCTAAACTCTCCACGCTTTCAAGCACGCTGACAAGTCCGGCACAACGACGCGAATTGAACCGTCACCGTCGAAACCGATAACACGTTTTGCACCCGCTGTGTGAACGACCATAAGTGACGCGCCGAACGGATCGTCGTCAGGAACCGGCATCGCGATCAAGTCACCCGGAAGCGTCGAAAGCGGCGCGATTTCAGCAAGCCCCATGTCGTCCACGGCTTCAATCAACGTCGAATAGCCCGCACTGTGAAGCGCGTCACGCGCACCCTTGATTGACTTGTAACGTTGATTTCGCAGCGCTGGGATTGTGTGACCACCCTTGCGCAACGCGAGCGCTGACAGACGCACACAGTCGACTTCACCATACTTACGACGCCTGTCCACGAACTTCTTCGCGACAGCTTCGACGGTGCGTTGTCGTTTGATAAGCTTGTGTGTCATACTAAGAACCGGTTTCCAGGCAAGTTACCACCGCCACCACCACCTCCACGGTTCACGTTACGCGGCGGTTCGTTTGCGCGCCAGTAAATGTCGCGAGCCACACGCGAGACGTTTGCCAGTCCAGTTTCACCCGACCAGATTTGCTTATGGAAGCTGTCCGACAAGCGCTGGTGTGCGTTGTCCAGAAGAAGAAACTGTTCGTCGGAATAACTCGAAATCGTAACAGTGCGTTGACCCGGCGAAACGGAAATTTCGACACTGTTTAGAAACCCGCTGATCTTCGTGTCAGGCGTTCCAATCACCGCGCCGGTGTCAGGATTCACAAGACCGCGATAAAGCGTCCACGACGAACCCTGTGCGGCAAGCGCACCAAGTTCAGACACACCCGCGTCAGTGAACGGCTTGACTTCAATTTCAGGAAGTTGCGCGGCGCGCGATCCACCGTCGTTCAAAGTCTCGACGCGCGACAAAACACCTATATCGTCGTCTTCCGGTACGTATGTGTTACCGCCGAACGTGACTGTTCCGCCGGACGTCAGGCGCACCGTGCGTGTCGGTAACGTGATCGACCACGCGAGGAACGTGGTCGGGTGCGACGTCTGCCATTCCGCAATGTTTGAAGCGTCCATCAACCGCGCTCCGCCACCGTAAAGGAGAAACCGCGAACCAAATTATCAGAACGCCGCGTGTATGTCTTACCGCTGAAGTCGACATATCCTTCGACCTTCGGCGATTCGATTTCCACAGTGTCGCCGTCACCCGGCGAAACACGCAGCGGCGGATTGATCGCAATCGCGGCTTGTCCTGTTGGCGACGATGTGGACGCCGTGACGCTGGTTCGCACCTGATACACATATCGACGCGACGACGTGATCACCGAAATGAATGCACCTTGTGGAATCACAAACCCAGGCGTCAAACCGTCAACGTCGAGCGTCGTCCCCACTTGTGACGCACCGTTAACAACCGGTGTTCCTTCAGTGCCGTTGATAAGCGAACCTTGCGGAATGTCCCACAGAACCGAATCCGTTTCGGTATTGAGCAAGATCCACTCGTTCGCCTTCGTTTGAAGCATGGTCTGAAGCGTCACGTCGAAGCGCCAGTGACGACCCAACCGAATAAAGTGTTGACGGTTCGTGCCGAAAGCGCTTTCGCTGCGTGTCGGTCCTGGAACAAGCGTCGGCGTCCACGAAAGCACGCACCCGGTGGGAAGTTGAACAGGCATTAGCGAAGCCTCTTTCTTGCGTACATCTGTTCGGTGCGGCGGTCGTTACGTGACGCGGCGACGGCTGTCACACTCGCACGCTCGGCAAGCGGACCCGCGACGTCCACGACGCGCGCTTCAAACATATCACCCTCATTGACCTCAAGACGAATCGAAATCGGACCACCACGCGACGCAAGCGCCGGTGACTGATTCGGAATAATCATGCCGTCACGCTTCGGAACAAACATTTCAGGACCGGATTCACCGACACGGTAGGCCACGTTTGACGACACGGGTCCGCCTTGCGATCGACCACCACCGAACAGGAAACCCGCCGCCGCTGACAAGAATCCACCGCCACCGCCTTCACCGTTGCGCGCGTTGAAAATGTCTTCAGCTAGACGTTCGAACAATGTGTTTAAACGGTCGTAAAGCGCCTCTTGAAGACGTCGCGCGGCGAACTCTGGAAGGTCACCCTCAAACGCCGCGCGCACACCTCCTGTCGCGGTCTTTGCGAATAGGCTGACAAACGCTTCACGGTCACGTTCCAGTGCTTCAGCGAGAGCGCGCGCCTGTTCTTCGCCAAGTTCTCTTACCCGATCCAATTCGCGCTTGTGTTTATCAGTGGCAATACGTTCTTCTTCTTCAGCCACGCGCGCGGCTTGACGAAGCGCCGCTTTCGTTTTGTCTTCTTCTTCAGCTTCAGGATCGACCGGTGGCGGCGCGTTACCGGTGCGACCTGGTCGGTCAGGTCGAAGACGCGGCGTCGGGTTACGCGGGTCGACTACACGGAAGTCGTCACCGAAGAACTGGCCCGTATTAGGGTCATAACTAAGGTCGGGTCGAATTTCACCGAACCGTTCTAATTCAACGGCGATTTCCTCTAGTTCACGCTGAAGCTGTTGTTGCTGGTCTTCGGTGAAACCCCGAATAGCCGTGACAACGTTGTCGACCGGGCTGTCGATAATTTGACTTAGAATTCGCTGCGCTTCTTCGCGACCGATTGCCGATTCAAGCGTGAAACCGAATTGTGCCTGTCGCGCACCGCGTGTTAGCGGGTTTCCACCTGTAAATTCGCCGGAACCTAAACGACGCGAAAGACCGCGAACTTGAACGAGTTGCTCTAAAGCTTCGGCGTTTGCTGGTGTTCCGGCGAACAGTTGCGCCAAACTCGCACCGGCGCGAATACCCGCCGAAGCAATGTCACCAAGCACTTCAGCGAGCGCTTCCAAACCCTCAACATTCTCTAAAACCGCACGGTTAAAGTCCGCGCCTATTGAAGCGCGCATTTCATCAATGACACGCTTCGCTTCGGCACCTTGGCGAACAAGACCTTCTTCAAGCACCGCCCCAGCTTCACGCGCTTGAATACCGAAGTCGTCGAGCGCCTGCGAACCACCACGCAAGAATTCGACCAGCGCCGCGCCTTCGCTGTCGAATGCCTTAAAGGCCAGACGAAGCGCCTCTTGCTGCGAACCCGCGCCCTGAATCGCGTCGGCGTAGTCGCGAAGAATGTCGTTAATGTTTCGCTGATTACCCTGCGAGTCGACAAGCTGGATATTGTACTGGCGAAGGGTATTCAAAAGTTCGCCTTGACCGTTGACCGCTTCAGCCACGCGGCGGGAAAAGCGCTGAAGACCCATGTCAAGCGCACGCGTCGCGATACCGTTTTGGTCAGCGGCAAACCGTAACTCTTGAAGTCGCTCAATCGAAAACCCGATACGTTCCGACGCACTTTCCAGATCTTGCGCGAACTGAAGCGTTCGTTGCGACGCAGCGGCAAGCGCCGCCGGTGCGGCCACAGCGGCGATACCAGCACTGAAACGCGACAGAAACATCGCACCGGACCGGTTAAGGTTTCGACTCATGTTGTTGAACCGGCGTTCCACCGTGGACGTCGTGCGTCGCGCCTGACCTTCGACACGCTGAAGCTGGCGTTCGTATCGCGACACATTCGCTTCGACACGAAGAACAAGCCGTTGAAGTTCTGTTTCGGCCATTACGCGACCCCGGTGCGTTCAAAAAAGTCTTCGTCAGACGGCGCTGCGTCTTTGTCCAGACCATGCGCTTTCGCGTAACTGGACTGTAAGAAAGACAACTCATAAACCGTCATTGCGTCGACCTCACGCGGACTGAAACCCATTACACCGGCGGAACCGTATATCGTCCCGAAGCGCCATTTCCCACGCGGCAAAGGTTCGGCTTCGTCTACCCCACCGCGTCTGACTTTTCCGGCAAGTCTTCGTCTTCGTCACCGTACAACGCTTTAGCCAGGATCGCCAGCGCAAGCATTGCGTTCTCAGTCCAGGCCGGAACGTCATGAACGTAACGCTTCACAAGACGCGCCGCGTCCATTGACGACACACCCGCACCCACAAGGCCCAGCCTGATCGTTTCCGAAACGTCTTCGACGAACCAAGCGTTTGTACGAAGGCGATCAAGCACGACCGGCGGACCGGCGTCGCAAGCCTTTTGAAGCTCGCGAAGTTCACCGATCCGCGACAGGTCAAACTCTTGTTCGGCGTTATCCGCGAAGGCGTAAACGAGGCGAGGCATTACAGCGAAGTAATGTCGGTCGCTTCGAATCCGTCAGACGAAAGCGAAATGTCAACTTCGACCGTAGTCGGGCGCGTAGCGCGAAGACTGAAGTTCGTCAGGCGTACCGGACAAGCGATTTTGAAAGCGCCAGTCTCACCAGTCAAACCGACCTCGATTTCGATGTTCTTCGCTGCACCAGACGCGAGCCAATCGGCGTATGTCTTAGCGTCGTCTTTGTGCAGCTTACCAGCGCCGGTCGCGGTGAACCGCACCGACTCAGCGAACATGAAGACCTGTGCCGGATTCAGCGGGTTGTCGCAATCTGGAACAATGTCTTCAGAGAAGTTCGCGGTCATTTCTAGACCTTTGTCGCCATTGATCAGACACGGTTGCGCGAACACTTCAGGCGAAGCACCGTCACCGATTTTGATCAGAAATTCTGTGTAATTGGTTTTCGTCGTCGCCATGTTTAGACCTCGCTGACACCGATTTCAAAGTTCACGACACCTTGTGTCGTTCGTCCGTCGGGATTGTCCAGCACGCGCGCGAACTGGAATTGAACATAGTCAACGGCAAATCCCGTCGCGGAAGATACACCATCTAGAGCGGTTCGAACAGCCGCGTTAAGCTCTTTCGCTTGAATCGTTCCGACCACACGCGACCAAGCGTGAACCGTGACCGATACGGTCCAAGCTTTACCACACCCGTCATCGTCTTCGTTCGCGTCCCCGACCGTGACCTTTAGGTAAGGAAACGTAGGCTCAGGCGGAACGGCATCATACACACGCGGACCGACGACGTCAGTCACGTCAGTCGACCCAACCAGCGCCGCGCGAACGCTTCGGTGAATTTCTTTCGTCGGGTCCATTAAGTCACCCCCGCGACTTGCTTGATCGCCTTGTTTGTCTCGCGTGTGATACGACCTTGAACCGACCGTTTGCGAAGCCTGTAAGCCGGATAAAAGAATGGTTGACCAGGCATTTGCCGACCGCTTGACTTAACCGTATAACCAAATTCGACCCATTTACCATAAAACCCGTCTTCACCAGATCGCGACGACGCACCCGCAACAACGATGATAGCGAGTCCCTGCTCACCTTTGATCGACAGGCGCGACGCGTTTGACTTTAAGTCCGGTTCGTCTGGTTTACGTTCTGGAAAATACCACTCGATCGTGTCTCTTAACTCACCACCGTTTTTAACGTCCACGGCGACAAAGCCGCGCATCGTTTTGACCAGATCGTCACCGGATCGTGCCAACGCGAGTTTGATTCCGTCCTTCACTTCGCGCGGCATACGGTCCAGCTTGCGGCGCAAGTCACGAAGACCCTTCTGTTCAAATCTTGTGCGCGTCATGGCTTCAAAACCAGTCCCTTTTCACAAATCTTGTTAATAATGGGTGAAATTTTTGTTTCGACTTTTTCAACACTCATGAAAAGTGACAAAAAAAGCGCGAAAAACGCCAAGACCCAAAGTGCTACTTTAGCCCAAAGCCTAAGCCTAAACGTGAATTCTGCTTTTAACTGCGTCATACCTACCCCGCCGCGTCACCGAACGACGCGCGAAATTCCAGACGGTCACGCCGTCCGGTCGGGTCAATCGGATCGTGAAGAATGTTCAAACGTGCGCCGCTATCCAGATCAGCCGCCGCACGAGATAGAAAAAGGCTGTCACCGGCGTTAACCGCTTTGACCGCCGCCGCATAACGAAACGTCACGACATATGTCACAACCGACTGAAGCCGGTCCGCAATCGTTTCTTCATTGCCGCGATCAGGTCGGATCGAACAAGCTCGCGCCGTCACCACGTCTTCCCAAGCCGCAGACGATACGTTTCCGAAGTCGTCAAGCGCGTCTTCGTTTCGGCGCTGGATGCTCGCGCGGTTGTTCAGCTTCCCCGCTCTCATTCGTCACCGTTCCCCGTGATCCGGTGCGGCGCGATCAGACTGTCATATGACATGGTAACTTCAGCGACAGACCCGCCGCCCATCAACACAATGTCGCGGATTTCGAACATGTGCGACACGTGAAGCTTCAAAGCTTGCTTGATACCCGCCGGTATATTCGCCACAAGAGCCGCTGAAGCCGGTGACGTACCGTCCGAAGGGTAACCCACCACGACGGTGATCGTGACCGGCTGAAGGCGATTATTCGCCGTTTCAGGCCACGACAGACCGCCGACCGGGTAAACACACCCACGCTCGCCGGTGATCACCGCGTAAGCGCTCGACGCCAGGGTTTGAATTTCGTCGTTGCTGTCCCGGTACGTGATCGACTCGACACTTTGCAAATATCCAAGTTTGATAGGAATCGCGCCGTTGACACCAGCACGCGACGGGAAGTCGGTCTTGATCGTCCACGTCTGCGTGACGATAGCGCGACCCAGGACACCAAACGGACCGTCCATGTGCTGCGTCGCAATGTCGACCAGCTCGCCGATTTCCGTGTCGTAGTCGGTGTCTTCATAACGAAGCTGTCGCTTCGCTTCTTCAAGCGTAATCGGGTTTACCGTCGGTGCGACGGTTCGTTCGTACTGAAAATTCATCGCCAGTGTTCCCCGATCCAATCCACGCCGGTCAATTCGTGCGGCTTTTCCAACCCATGAAAGAAGACGATTCTTTCGTCGGTCAGACCATGCGCGCGCACATAACCTTTATACGATTTCACCGCGCCGGGAAAGACCGTGTCGATTCGCGCGTGTGGATGAGCGCGCAACCAGTCCATGTCATTCTGACCTTCGTGCGTGTCTCGCAACCACTTGTGACCCGCAGGAATTAGCGCGACACCGTTGCACGACCTGGACGGTTTGAACGGGTCGTTCGGTAACGCGATCAAGTCCGCGTCGAAACAGTAGTCGACCAGCGCGTCGATATTACCCGTCACAACCGTATCAAGCCCGACAAGGATCATCGGCCTGTTCAACTCGAACGGTTGAATGAAAGACGAATAGTCGGGCGGGTCGTCGTCCATCGCGTGCAACGTCACCGGCACGTCGAATTCATAGTCAAGCGAATCCGTCCACAGGTGGAATTCGAACGGCCGCGTCGTGTTGCGCTCAAACCCTCTGTAAAGGCGTTCAACCCACGCGGCGTTGTACATAGTTGAAAACGACTTCGACGCGCTGTTCGGTTGCCAGATCATCGAAGCGAAGACAATCGGTTCACGGCTCGACATATCGCATACGCTCCACGCGCTTTGACCGATCAATCGGAACACCCGATCCGTCCGCTTTGTGAATTGTCCAGTCTGGCACGTCGGACCGCACCACCGACCCGGCGGCAATCATAGCGTGACGCCCGATCCGCACACCTGGAAGAATCGTGACGTTTGCGCCAATCGACGCGCCGCGTTCAATCCACACCGCCGCGCGCTGTTTGTAAACGTTCGGATAGAAGCCGGTCTTGTCGGTGCGCGGAAAGAAGTCGTTGCAGATAACCACATTCGGCCCGACAAACACTTCATCGTCGAGAACACACCCGGTGAACAGACGCGCGCCGGATTGAATGCGACACCGCCTGCCAATCACCGCGCCGTCGACTGTCGCGTTTGCGCCGATAGACGTTCCAGCTCCGACCACAGCGAATCTAACAACGCTCGCAAATTGCCACACCGTGACACCGTCACCTAGTGTGGCGGATTCGCACACGTGTGCTTGATTATGTACGCCAACCATCAAGAGGTTCCTTTAAAGCTTCTTCGATCGTCAGTCGCGGCCACGATTGTAAAGCGCTTTGCGCGCTCGCGTTAATGAACTCGACGTCGGTTCGTTCTTTCAACTGGCGCGCTGCGTTGTCCCACGCGTCGAGCCATATTCGATAGGTGCCGGGGTTCGGATTGCTTAACCGCTTCGACGTGTCGTGGTCTTCGTGCCAGTGCAGCTTACCGCCGGTCGGCTGACAATCGACACCGAGAATCACGACACGCTTCGCACCGAACAGAATCGCCATGTTCACAGCCTGGAACGCAGAATTGCCACCGGTGCGGATCGTGTCGCCGTACAGGTTCAATTCTGAACCCGGTTTACACTTCACGTGTGTCGCGCCGTACTGCGCGGCGTTGTCGGCTTGTGACCACTTACGCCCGGTGAAGTCGCGCGCGCCGTATGCGGTCCACCACGTCGGATCGCACGCATACAAGTCAGACGCCCACGGTGCGCGCTTATACGTGTTATTGACCGCGATCGTGACGAACTGGTCAGGTGCTTCGCTTTGGCGCTTTTCGACGTGGTTTAGCTGATCGCGGCTTAGGCTCGGACCGCTCGCCATTATCACCGCTGTTCGGTTCGCGAAATCGGTCGTCCTTCGCTTTGTTCTCAGGCGCGGCGGGTTGCGCGGCTTTCTCGCGTGCTGGACCTTTGCGGGTCGCATATCCAGCCGCGACCATAGCATTCGCCAGATCGCCGGTAATTTCGTCACCAGGTTTGAATTGCTGGACACGACCGGACCCATCCGGTGCGCCTTTGAACGGCTTCACGACTTTCGCGGCGTTCTCTTTCATGTCGAACTCCCTTCTATGATCAGGAACGCTGACACTACTGCAAAAAAGTTCTTGACGCTAGTGTAACGGCGCGTTACACATAGTCCCACAAACAACGGGAAAGGAACCCACGACATGACATACGCAATCAAACACCACCCTATCACCAGCCTGCCTGTGGTCGGTCAAAAAACTAAATCAGGCGGCGTCGTCAGCACTGTGAACCTGTCAAGTGACGGAAAGCACGGGCAGCTTACGATTAAGTGGTCCGATTCACCACCAAGCGTCGGCGTGGCACATCGTTACTTTGTCTTAACCGATTAAACAAAAAAAAGACCCGCCGCAACGAAGCGGCGGGTCTAGTTGAGGGGAGTCTGATCAGCTTAGGAAGCGGCGCACTTGATCACTTTGATCGCGTCGTCGTTTAGAAGCTTACCGCCCACACGCTTTCTGATGTAATACTTGATATATCCAGGCGCAGTTATATTATCGTCCACGGTGATGCGAAGACCGACAAGGTCGACGATCAGATAACCTTCCTGGAAGTCACCGAAGGCGACAGGGAAAGCGTTCGCGCCGACGTCAGGCATGTCTTCAGCTTCGACCACAGCGTAGTTGTGGATGGTCGCAGGCATACCGGCTTGCATGCCGGGTTGCCAGATATAGTCGCCGTCCGCGTTCTTGAACCTGCGAACCTGACCCAGCGTCGCCTTGTTCGCCGTCCACACCGCATTCTGACGGTAACCCGCCTTCAGCGCGTACACGGTGTCAATGAAGACGTCAGCCGGGTAAAACTCAGGCGAGGTGTTGGAAAACGCACCGAAGCCGGTCGCGTTGCCGGTCGGCTTGTATTCCAGCGTACCGAACGAGCGCGCTGGCGACACACCATCGTCAGCGGTCGCTTCAGGCGTGCCGTTTAGGAAGCCGGTCGGCTTGTTCGAACCATCACCGGAAATGAAGGCGATACCTTCACCCTTAGCGAACGAACGGATCGAACGACGCTGAAGCCACGCGGCCACATCGAAGAACATATCGTTCAGCGACTCTTCAGTCGCAAACGGGTACGCGTAAATCGTGCCGAAGGACGGCGCGACTTCTTCCAGCGAAGGCGTGTCGGTTTCCGAACGCGAGCCGGTTTCACCGACCCAAGCGTAGGAATCACCCAGCACGTCGACCAATTCTTTGTAGTCCGGCGTACCGGCGGTCACGACGCGAGCCACTTGACGCATCGGCGACACGTCCAGAAGCTTTTCATGAATGGTCGTGCTGATCTCTTCAGGTACAGCATAACCACCCGCGCCGTTCGTGGTCGTGGCGACGGCTTTCTTCTCGATCGCTGTGCGCTCGGCCACACGCAGCGCGTTCTTCGCTTCGTTGTCACCAGGATTGCGCATGTACGATTCGAACGCAGACGCGTGCGCGGTCTTCGCTTCAAGCTGTTCTTCGTTCAGTGCAGCGCCGCCGTTTTGTGGACGGTTGGCACGGATTTCAGCCGCCTTCAGACGACGAATCGCTTCGTCGTGCTTCGAAGACAGATCAGAAAGATCAGCTTCGATACGACCGACCTTCTCGATTTGGAGCGGGTCGGGCATACCCTTCTTCAGCTCGGCAAGCGCCTGGTCGTTGTTTTCCTTGAACGCAGCGAACGCTTTGTTCAGGTCTTCAAAGTCCTGTTTCATCTCAGTCATAGTTCGACCTTTCCTAAGTCGTTAACGTTTCGATCAGTGCCGCGATTGCGGCGCGGTTTTCACGTTCGACTTCGGCGTCGCGCTCGGTGTCGTCGTGCTGATCACCGGCGTCTCGCTCGGCGATCATGGCGTCAAAACCGTCGGCGATAAAGCGTTGTGCTTGTCGACGGCTTAGACCCAATTCTTTTAAGGCGTGTTCCATATCACGCTTCGTGACCTCTTGACCAGTCGCAAGCGCGTGACGAACACCCATAACGTTCGCGTCAGGGTTTGCAGGGAAGGTCACGACCGACACTTCCCACAGATCAACGCGAACAATTTCGCGCGCGCCATCCTGCGCTTCGCGTGATTCTTCGACGATGAACCCAATGGAAAGACCCTGGATCGCGCCTTCCTTCATCAACGCGTAGGCTTCTGCGCCACGTTGCGTTTCGCGAATAAGCTTACCGGTGCAACGAAGACCGCGTTCGTCTTCCATGAACCCGGTCCAGACACCAATGACTTCGTTCGCGTTGTGCTGCCACAGCATCGCGATTTCGTTCGGCTTGCGTCGCATCAGCGATTCTTGAAACGCGCCGGATTTGACCCGGTCGCCGTAGCTGTCCAGTGTTTCGAAGACGGAAGCGTAACCTTCAAACTCGCCTTCTTCACCAATCATTTTGACGTCAAGTCGAACATTCGCGACGCGGTGTTCGACGTTCTTACGCTTCGTCTGCATTGTCCGACCCTTGTCCCATGTTCAACGGTGTTAGGATTTCGTCACCACCTTCGACCGGCGGTAGACCCTCAATCGCGCGAACTTCGTTTCGTGTATATATACCAGTTTCGACCGCCGTGCGATAGAAGTCGCCGCGATCCTTCATCGACGCCATAGTCAGCGCGCCGGTGTTATGCTGGAAACAACGCGGACCCGCGCCATCCAGAAGGTCACGATCAAACACAGCTTCGACGCGCTTCAGCCACGGTGCGAGTGTCTGGCGCAAGTGCGCGCTGAAGAACGCTTCGGCGCTCGCATACGTGGACGCCTTGTCCGTGTGCATGATCATTTGCGGAAACACGTTAAACACACGACAGACTTCTTCGATCTGGAAGCGGCGCGTTTCTAGGTGTTGCGCGTCCACACCGGTCATGGACAACGACTGGAACTTCATCCCACCGTCGAGAACCGCCGTCCCGTGTTGTTTGTTACCGCTGAAGTTCGACTTCCATTGCTTCGCCAGCGCGACGATCCGTTCCGCTGATAGCTTGTCGTCAGTCGACAACAGACCACCAGGGCGACCACCGTTTGCATGAAGCTTCGCTTGTGACCGTTCAGCGGCACGTGACAGACCGATCGCATTTTGCGCCAACGTGACCGGCGACATGCCGCGCCACCCGTTATAAGATGGACCGCGCAAATGCAGAATGTCACGGTTATCAACACGCCCGACGCGGTTTCCTTTACCGTCAGAAAGCCAATATATCGGCGTGTGGTCCTGCCCTTCGTCGACGTGAACTTCAGACGGTTCCAGTGGTATCAACTCACCCACAGCGCCGGTGCCGTCGCGATTGATGAAAGCGTAACCGTTACCGGTCAACGCTGCGTGCAAGATCAGTTCTTCGCGAAACTCAAGACCCGTCTGCCACTCGTTCGGTCGCACGTTTAGAAGCGTGGTCAGCGGGTCGTCGACGGTGCGTAACACACCACCGTCGTCCGGTTCCTTCACGTAAATCGGAAGCGCCGCACACCCCTCGCTGATCACGCGCACACACGCCAACACAGCGGATGTTTGAAGCGCGGTTCGTTCCGTGACGTTTTCGGTCGTGAACACTTCGCCCACGATACCGATACGACCGGCATATTCATCAAGTCGATTGATTGTTTCGACGTCCACGCTGCGACGTTCGAACATGCGGGTGAACCAATTCATAGAACCAACAATTCCCCGCTTTCCAGATATGACGTGTCAGCGTCTTCGATAGAATCCGCCGCGCCACTGATCGCCATAAGAAGCGCGACCATGCCGTCAATTCGCCCGGTGCTTTTCGCTTTATTCAACTTGCGATTCCCCGCCGGATCAACAGTCACAGTCGCATTTGCTGCGCACATATCTAACACGGGATGCGCGCCGTGTCGAAGCCTGCGGTCTAACACAGCCGCTTCAAGTGTTCGCATGGCCGGTGACATGCTCACGAACCCTTGCCCGAATTCAACGAACTTATCAAGTTGCGCGTCGGTTAGACCCGCGCGTTCAAGCGCCGGTTTAAAGTGGCGCATGTTGTACCGGTCGAACGCGACGCTTGTGACGTTGTGATCATCCATGAAGTCACGAATGAAGTGTGCGACGAAGTCGTAACTGATCGCGCGACCCGGTGTCGTTTCAAGCCGACCTTCGCGCGCCCACAGGTCGTAGGGGACGCGGTCGGCGCGTGACTTTTCGCCCAGGCCGTCACCTGGAAGCCAGAAGGTCGGCAAGACATGGAATTCGCGCGTGTCAGGATCGACACCCACAGCGACGAACGCGGTCAAGTCACGCACTTCTGACAGGTCTAACCCACAATAAACTTCAAACCGTGACCAGTCTTCGGCCACAGGCGAGGCGCATTCTTTCCAGATCGACGCGCTTAGGAACGGATCGTTCGCCTCAATGCGCTGGTTTAGATGCAGGTTCCGGTACTCAGCTTCAAACGACGGCATACGCGCCGCGTTCTGTGCGTTTTTCAGGACTTCTTCACGGTTCATGAAGACGTCAAACGCCGGGTTTGCGGCGCGTATCGTTTCTTCTGCGAACGGGTCCGCGTCGTCTGGTGCTTTGTCCAGCTTCACAACAGTCGTCGGATCGTGACCGGCAAGCGCGTCGTCAATCAGGATCGACAGAAGGTCCGCGTCAGTCGCGGCTTGCGTCGAGATAATTACCGACAACGGGTTTTCATGCGCGGCGCACGCGGTTTCCATCGTCGAGAACAGTTCGGACCTCGGTCCGCGCACCTGACCCAATTCGTCGTGGACGACCACGGTGGGCGATTTACCGTGCTTCGTTTTGGCTTCAGCCGATAACGCGAAGAAGCGATTCCCTAGCGCTGGAACAGCAAGCTTCTTGTTCGATTCACGAACGTCGATCACCGCGTTCAGCGCCGGTGACATGCGGATCATCTGAACCATGTAATCGAACAAAACCGCCGCCTGGTCGCGGCTCTGCGCGGCGCAATAAAGCTGTTCGTTTCGACCCGCTTCAGGACCGCAAAGGTGGAGCAACACAATCAGCGCGGCTTCCACGGTTTTCGCATTCTTACGCGGTCGACTAAATATTGCGGTCCTGGTGCCGTGCGGATTATCATAGATCAGACGCAGATCATCCTTCATAAACTCGGCGAGTTTAAGCGGCTTTCCGACGTACTTACCTTCGGGAATAAAACAGTGCGCTTCGATCCACCTGATATTTCGTTCGGCTCTAGTCATTGGTGCCGTCAAACTCCCACGGCTTCGCTTCCGTCGACTGTTGCTTACCAATCGTCGCGGCCCTGTTGCGGTCGTAGCGGCTCTGGTTCGTCAGGCGAAGCTTCGTCGCGAGCATGTACGCGGTCGACTGTTCAGACTGGCGAAGCTTCACAAGCTGGCGGTATTGGTCCGCACCGGCTTTCGTTGCGAGCATTGCGACAGGGAAAGCGTCAATAAACGATTGAACCGTTCGCGCGCTGTCCATACTCGCGACGTACAATTCGAGCAACTGACGGTTCGCTTCAGTGCGAAACCAGTCAACCGATTCAGACGCAGCTACGCCGCGCCATAATTCCTTTTGACGTTCTGTCAGGTGTTCCGGCGGTTCGGCGCGGCGGTCAAAACCACCCTGGATAACTTTACGTGCCATTGTTTCCATCCTTTCACTAATGAGCAGGGGCCCGGCGGCTATTATTTCCTATTATGAAAAACCGGGAAAGCGGATAATATTTTTTTATCATTTACCCTCACCGTCCCTTTTTCCTTCCTCTCTCCTT